TTAAACAGTTGTGGAAAGATACTACAATACTTAAACTAGTTGAATAGGTATAATCCGTTTGTCTATAGTTGTTTCACCTGCACATACGCATAATTCTTTGCCGCACTTTACTGGTGCAATTACTGGCGTAAACTTTTTGACAAACTCAGTATCATATATACTATACTTCATTAAAGTATTATAAACGGGCTGTTGGCAAGTTCCTCTAATAGTACCATCTTGAAATATTTCAAAATAGTCAACTCCTAGATTACAACTCCAACCTTTAAATCTGTTTTTATCATTTAACGCAAACCAGTTTTCTTCAACAAGTTTTTTTTCGTTATCTTCTATTACCCATACTTCGTTATGCTCATGATTAGGTAACCTATTCCACCAATCCATATTAGGCCAACGTTTAATTGGTTCTAAGAAATATTCTTTTTCTGCGTCTGTATATCTTACTTCACCATTAAAATGAACAACTTTAGAAATAACTGGCCATGCGTTGTTGCTAGTATTTAATTCGTCTACTATAGATTGGCAACCTTTAAAGTTTGACGGGTCCATTAAAACATTGCCAACTACTTTAGTATTTCTATCGTAAATCAAATCCCCTACTGCTTTAATATGATCAACTTTACAAAACTCGTGATGTACTGATATCTCTATGCTATCAAAATATTCTATGTTACGAGTCCACCAATTAACAGATCTACTGCCGTTTGTAGAAATACGAATAACAGTATTATGATGTTCTTTTAGATGTTTGCATAGTATAGGCAAATCTTTCCATATAGTAGGTTCTCCACCTAATATATAAAATTCAAACTTAGTTTTGCCTTGTTGTTTGTATGCATTTATTAAATGATCTAAATTCTTAATCACAAGGTTAACATCTGGCCAAGGAAAGTCGCCTTCGTTGCTTCCTGGAAAACAATAGGTACATTTATAATTACACAAATTTCCTATCATGTACTGTATGTACAATGTTTCAGGAGTTCTAGAATTAATAACTTGGGTTATCATATTAAATGCGCTAGTTCCGGAAATGTAGATTTAAAATCTGTTCCACGTATCGCTTCTAATTTTTCAATGTATTCTTTAAATGCGGGCAACTGCTCACTGTGATCTTCAGAGTCCATAAAGTTTAGTACTGCTTGCCAACGCTTCCAACCGTAAGGATTTTGTTTCCAAAAATCTTCGTCCTGCCTGTAGTTTGCATGTAACCAGTTAGCAAGGTCTGCAAAACTCTTACGAACTTCTTCTTTGTCTGCTTCAGGCAATAACTTAATGCTTAGGTATGTAGGTATATACAACAGATGCATATTAATAATTCCACCACCTGCTTGTATGCCGCCTACTGTATTTTCAAGATTTACTTTTTTAAAGTTCTGTGTAATCTTCCACTTGGCAAAATCTGCTAGGTGTTTGATGTTTAATATCTGTATTGCAGTAGCAATACTAACTTGTATGTTGTCAGGTGTGTTATCTAGCTTGTGAAGATTACGTTCGATAGTAGCCCAATCACTAGGATAGCGTATATAGTAATTACGGTCACTGACGGCGTCAATACTAAAACCCACTTTGACCTTTTTAAATTTTTTCCATAGTTCAATAATTTCGTCATCTACTAGTAGTCCATTTGTATTGTACCGTACAAGGATCTTGTCTGCGTATCCCTGTCTAATAATTTCCTCCAGGAACCATTTATGCTCACGAATCATCAAAGGTTCACCACCAGCAAAATAAACTTGCTTTAGGTTAGGAATCTGTGCGTACATCTCTTTCCAGAAGTCTGGATTTTCATGCCACTTGTTGTTGAACTCTTTTCGATTCCACACTAACTGATCTTTAAGTAACTTGTGTTCAAATAGAGGATATATCTTTTTATGGTCGCCTACCCACTGACTACTGTCGTGCGGACTACACATAACACATTTAAGATTACAGGTGTGCCCTAAGCGCAAATCCAAGTAAACCAGTTTCTCAGGTACTGTGCCGTCTTCCTCAGTTTGCTTGATAAGCTCTTCAATGTCAATTCCATCTTCCATCCAGGAACCTGTTTCCCAAATACGCTTGCTGGCAACACCTCGAGATTCTTCAGCAATACACTTACTACAACTAGCAGGTATCTTTCCTTCCAGCATGGTCAAGCGTACATCTTTCATGTACTCGTTGTTCCAAGCACTCATAGGGGTTTCAAGTCCAAAGTTAGCAGGTACACCCTTTTCATTTTTAACTAGTCCGGCATCATATACACCGTCTTTTGCACCACTGGCATTTGCACTACAGCACAGGCGCATGTCGCCATTTGGGCGTGTAGCAAAGTGTATCCATGGTAGTACGCAGAACGTCTTGCTTCCCGACACTACTTCAATTTTATCTTGCCACTGTTTAATCTTGTTTTCCATATTTCTCTCAATTAAATTGTTCGTGAAATCTATCTACTTCGCCGCATTGTTTTGCACATTCTTTTAGTGGATCACATGCCCAAGTATTTTCAATTTTAGTAAACATATTCTGTTTGAACAATTCTGCTAATGTGTGTTTATGTAGGTCTAATCTAGTTCCTATCTTATCCATATAGTCTATGCGGTTAGGATTGTTAGGAGATTGCCATTCATTGTCTAACCAACAACATGGACTTACTATGCCAGTTGCACTAACATACAGGCTTTTTTCTTTTTGCACTTTACAACTTATAGTTTTAACTTCTTTGTTAACAGGTATCTGTTTACTTCTATCTGTAGGATATAGTATATGTATAGTCTGTCCTTCTTTGTTTAAAACATTTAATTGTTCATCTCGAAATCTAGCAGTATTTTTTGATACAAACTGTTTAAAGCCAAGTTCTACACTTAGTTTTTTACAGTCGTTGACTTGATGTTTGTTATGTTCAAATATTAACATGTCCCATGTAGCGTTACCGCCAGCGTGTATAAAATTACAAGCGTTATCTATAATTTTGTCAAAGTGTGTGCCTATACGATATAAGCTATGGGTATCTTCTAACCCATCAATCCCAAATCGAACATGTACCCCTAACCCAGCAATACTTTTCCAAAATGATTGGCTTTTTGCAGAACCGTTTGTATTCATACTTAGGCTGATTGTAGGATTGATCTCACGCAGGTATTCAAATATTTTTAAAGTATCTTTAGCAACTATTGGATCACCTAAGTTACCGCACATAAACAATCTATCTAACTGTTGGATAAACCCTACTGAGAACCAGGTTTTAAATTGTTCAATAGTAATTTCTGTAACTGTCATAAACGGATTGTCAATACCACCTTGTATATTGCGAGCACACATAGGACAACTTGCCTGACAGCGACTAGTTACTTCTAAGTGTATTGTTTTAATATCTGCTAAGTTATACATTAGATGAACCTATTATCATATAACGTGTATATAAAGGCAACTCTAACTTTCCAGCCCATGAGACGTTGACATCACATTGTTCTTTAAAGTTGTCTAACGAGCTTGCTGTTCTTACATGCTCGGGAATATTGTAATTGTTACTTTGAAGTACAAGTACACTATTATACGGTAACCCACTTAACCATAAGTCATACTGATCTTGTGTGATGTGCTCACAGCTTGTATTGATAACAATATCTGCATCACTTCGTATTTCACACATATCAGATGTTACGGCGCGAAATCTACCTTCTATTTCTTCTTTCTTATTCATCATAGTGGCAATAGGTTCACATGTAGGATCTATATCAATACTACGAATCTGTTTAACAGGAATTCTACTTTGGAATAGCATACTGGCAAGTACGCCAACCCAGCCGCCGTGTATGTCAATACTGACTGGAGCATCCTTGACTGACACTTGCATACGCAGTGCTTCGATCAACCATTCTTTACTGTTAAGTTGACCTGACCAGAAAGCATCCATGGTACGCATTGGTTCCGGGCTCTGGCGGATAGCTTGCATCCAATAGTGTAAGTGTTCTGTATCTAGTAACATTATAAATTTATCATATTTGCAATTCGTTGAGCTGTTATTGCATGTGTCTTTGGGCCGTGGTGCATTA